TTTTTTTTCTTAGAACGTAGCTTTTTAAGATCAGCAGCCGTAATCTTATCCCGTGGTGGAGCAACAGCAGCTAATCTACGTTGCTTCGCTGAGTAAGATGATTTAGGCATTATGCAGCGTTGGTAATAGCACCAGAAGTTATAAAACTAACGCTAACTGTTTCTAAATCACCTGTTGTTGCAGATAAACTTGTTCCTGTAACAATTCCAGAAAAACTTACTTTTTTACTGCCAGAAGTATCTAAAAATAATTCAAATTGTGCATCACCAGCATCTTCAACTACTAAAACATCATCAAGAAGATTTTCAGTTTCATTACCACTAGCTGCTGTATATAAAAAATCAACAGTACCAGAAGCAGAAATTAATCCACCAACAAAACTTCTTGATGTAGCACCTTGAGCAGTTACATCTAAAGTATCTTTTGTTGTATCTAAAGTCCAACCTGTAGTTGAAACTATTGCTTCAGTAGTTCCAGAAGAGTTCTTAAATTTAACAGAACCTTCCTCTCCACGAAAAAATGCCATGATCCTAAGAAAAAAAAGTATTTATAAATAGTTTAACTTGTAGTTGACTTTTTTACAGTACCTTCTTTTAATTTTCTTTGATATTGTTCACATCTAGGATCCCAAAGGGCAGGATTACGCTTTCCTTTTACCTTTTCAATGATGTCAAGCATTTCATCGGTAATTTCAATCATTTTTTCTTTCCTTTTGTTGATTTTTTAGTAGTTTTTTTCTTTTTGCCCTTACGGACACTTGAAATATACCCTAAACATCGACTCATTGCTGCTGATTTTGCCATTTTAACTATTCCTTTTGCGTTTTTTACGTCTATGTTGATATGTTATCTTCTTACTGCTAGTTTTTTCACGTTTAAACCGTGCTTTTTCACTAGCTGTCATTTCTCCTACAGTCTTAGGTGTCTTACTTGATACACGTTTACTAGGTCGACAGGCAGGATAACCTCGTTTTTCACCTTTTGAACGACCACAAGGCTTTCCAGTTTTTACATCTACCCAATTTTCTTTGAACCAACGGGTTAAACCACCTTTAGCTCTAGGATTTGGGCTACTTTTTGCCACGTTTTTTCTCCACACGGTAAGTGCCACCACGTTTTTTGTACTCTCGTACAAGCCACGCATTAGCATAGGCACTAGGATATACCTTGAACTTACGCTTGGCTTCGGCTTTTACTCTAGCGTAAAGAGCTTTATTTACAGGAACATTCACTACGCTTTTTACCTCCCTTCTTTTTCTTCTTCTTTGTAGACAAAGATAACCAAAAGCATCAAATGCGTGATCTACACCAAGATTTTTATTAGGTAATCCTGTATTTGGTGCATATGTAAGAGTTCTTAGTGCTTTTATCAATTCTTTACAACGAGGATGTATAAAAGTTCTCTGATCCCCATTGGCATCAAGTAAGGCAGTATTAACAGCAGTTATCTTATCTCGTATTTTCCAAGGTGATTTAGGACTCATAACAGTAAAACCAGACCTTCTTAAGATCGTATGGTCAGTAACTCCAACCCCACTGGTCTTTCTTGCACTACCAGTAGGATCAGGACAAGCAATAATCCTACGATCAACTCCATATCTTCTTGTAACTTCTTCAGCAAAATCCCATGTAGTAGCACCTCCTGTCAGCATGATCTCATCAAAGACATAAAGACAATTATCATGCTTATATGCACAGATCCCTGCCATAGGGTCAACGTTAAAATCTAAACCCAATAACAAGGGCATCATATGTAAATCCTGTATTTCCTTGTCAATATTGTCATCACTAAAGCTAACAGCAACTAAACCAGTAAGATTTTCAAAACTTGCTTCAAATTCCTGTCTAAATGTCCTGGCATCTAATTGTGATCTAGCTGCCTCTACCTCTTCTGGTGCAACATTACCCCCTTCAATAGTCGTAAAACTCCATCTTTTCCAATCATCCCATTCCTGTTCACCACAAAAACACCACATATCATAAAACCAACTGGCAGTACCATCAGGTGTTGATATAAAAAGTGCCCATCCTTGCTTATCAGCCAAAGCTGGTCTAATAACTTCAGCCCATACATCTCGATCCATAAATGCTGCTTCATCTAATACAACACCTGCCAAACTTCTACCCCTCAATGCCATCGCATTTTCAGTACCTTTCAACTCAATACTTGATCCATTTATCAAATCTAATCTCAAATCTGTCTCATTTTTAGATTGTACCCATGTTTTAGGCACTAATCTCTTCAATTCCTTCCATGCAATGTCTTTTGCCATACGATAAGTAGGAGCACAATAGAAATAAACTTCACCAGGTCGATTGATAGCACCTCTGAGCAACTCAATACAGCTTAAATAACTCTTTCCAAACCTTCTTCCAGCAACCAACACTCTAAATCTTTTCTCACTATTGAACACCTCCCCCTGTGCATACCTCAAACTGACCTCATTTAGGCTCATATCATCCTTTTTTTCATAATATTACTCATTTTCTTTCGCATTTTATACTTTTAAGGCTATTATCGAAATATTAACCCCCTTAAAGACTAAGTCCGTGGCTGAATCTTTCATTAACAACCTAAATTACGATCTCCCAGCACCTCAACGTAAACCACGTGTTCAAAAATATACAGGTGGTACTAACTCAAGAGCAGTTATAGAAGCACGTTGCCAAAGATTATATTCAAAACAACTAGAAGGTAAAACTACTAGACAACTTGTAATAGAACATTCTCATAGAGAAGGTATTTCAGAAACTACAGGTTGGGCTGATTGGAATAAAGTTAAAGAATGGAATGACCAAGATTGGCTCAAAGAAAGAGAAAAAATGATTCCTCGCTTACAAGCAATGCGTATGCGTCTATTCAACAAAGCAGTATCAAAAGGTCAACTTCAAACAGCAGCACAAATCTTAGACTCTCTAGGCAAAGTAGTTGGTGAATCCGTAGAAACAGTTAACATCCAAGCTCCAGAACTAGCTATTCGCATAGAACCAAAGCAATAAACATTTGTAGAATATATTTAAGTTCCCCGCGTATGTAAATATGTGCGTAGCATCTGCTACACCACCCCTATTGTTACAGTTTGTAAAGATTATTACTATATTAATCTATATAGTTGTATACTTTTATATTTTATGCTATAATAATAATATAGATAAGAAATAAAACTTATCTAGCACCTAAACAATTGAATATTAATTTTTCATGAAACAAGGAACACTTCTAGGTATTCTAATTCAATTTAGAACTAACCTAAAACAAGTTAAAAAAGATTTATCTCCTATTGCTTGGGATAAGTTCAGAACTGCGGTAAACTCAAACAACATACCAGCAGTAAAACATATTCTCACTTATCCCGATTTCTACAATAGGTATTACATCTAGATTATGAACTTAAGACTTTTAGAACTAATCCAATATGCTAATCAGTCAATCAATCCTGACTGGTTAGCACTTTATAAAGAGCTTCAAAAACTAGACTCATATGATGCAACTTTATTTACTTGTAAAATCTAAGCTCTAGTACTCTTTAAATCAATTCTAAGGGGTGTAATTATCTTTAATAGATAAATACACCCTTTACAACTAATAAGCTCTTACAGCTTTACTAAAACTAAACAACACTAAATTATTAATTAAACTATGTTTAACCCTAATACATCGGTATTAATTTCATCCGAGAATAAACACCAATTAAGAGGATATGGTGTTAGATATCAAACAACTAATAATATAAATTTAGTTGAGATATCAGAAGATAGTCTTAAAAAACTACCTTATGAGTTAAAAACTGGTTGGACTTATACCAACCGAGATAATTTCACCTCTAAAAATTGGAGGTGAATATGTTAAAAAACTTTGTTATTTGGTCGGGATTCTATGCCTTGTCAGGTATTGTTTTAACCTCGGTTATTACTGAAAGTCTAAATAAAAGTACTTTCGCAGATTGTAAAGCTAATATCTCTAGGGATAATAAAGCATGCATACAAGTTTTAAAAACTGGTTCTGATTATCAGCAAAAGCAAGTTAATACAATACTTGCCATAAACGAATTAAAAGGTATATAATTAAATATACCTTTATACAATTTTATTTAATTAAACTATGGACACTTCGAAATTTCTAACCAGCAAAGAATACAACACAATAGCAGTTAAATTATTAACTGATATTATGTATGATTTAAATAAAGAAGAATACGAACAACTTCTTAATAAGTTATTTAGTATAACTATAAAAGATATTGACACTGTAGCGGTGGGAGATATCAAAGAAGAAAAAAAATTAAGACAAGAGTTAATTAATAAACCTATAACAAGTAAACCAACTATAAGTAACCTTTAAGGGGTTACTTTTTTTTTATTCACTTTATTAATTTAAAACTATGAACTTTACACCAATTGAAAATAAACAATTAATTGAAACATCAAGTTTAATTAAGCTTATAGCTAGTAACGATATAAACGGTAATGAGCAACATATTTATTTGCATATTGCTAATACTGGGAGAATATTAAAAGCTTATGACGTAGCCAATAAAGGTATATATTCAGTACCTCAAGAGTTAAAGAATAAAGCTATTAATGCAAGTTGTATTAGTATATCAATTAAAGAATATAAAAGGATATTAAAAGAGTATGAATGAATAATAGTTTCTTAAAGATATCTAATTTATTTTAGATAGTTTTAAAAAACTATTTTTTATTAAATAGTTTTATAGTGGCGTATATCTCGCAAGTATTAAGTTACTAAAAGCCAATTATTGTAAGTCCACTATTTTAAACACTTTAATTAATTAAAAAAATGAATCACACTTTGACAGTTAGGGGTGCTTATAGTACCGACTTTAAAAGCAAAAAAGAGATATTAGAGCATTATAACTCTAATAAAGACTTTCAAAACTTGAATCCGATGGTATCAGGTGCTTATGTTAATAAAAAGGATGCTAAAAGGTTTAAAGTAGGCTATTTGAATGTTAGATATAATAATTTAATGAAAATAGCAGTTATAGACGTTAGTAAGGATAATTTTCAATAATGCTTGAGTATAACCCAATACCGACTAACAAAAGTCAACATAAAGAAGGTGTACAAACTACCTTTATTAAAAGAGTAAGAAATAAGAAATATAAAAACGTATTAAAGGAAATAAAAGACTTAAAAAAATAATACTTACTTTAAGGGGTGTTTATACACCCTTTAATGAAAGTATTTTTTATTACTTTCAATTAAAACTTATTTTATTAATTAAAAATGAAAAATGAATTATTTAAGTTTGGTGTTAATAACACTAAGCTTAAAAATACTATTACTTTTAGCAAAAGTAGTGGAATCACATGCCCAGGTGCTAATGAATGCCGAGCATATGCCGTTATGAATGATAATGGTAAGAGATCGGTTAAAAGGTTTAAAGATACTGAATTTACTTGTTACAGTGCAAGTTTAGAAGCTTTATATCCTAGTTTGTATAACCTTA